GTTGAGGAAGTGGTAAAGTTTGCCCGCCAAATGGCACAAACTGTCACCTTCGCAACTGATAAGGAAGCGGTCAAACTGAAGCAACAACTGAATGCCTGCATTCGTGAGGGTCGTGATGTTGAGGATGGTGCATTTGATTGTGATGCTAACCTGATCCGATTCTGGAAACTGGTGAAGTCTATCAAAGAGGATTGCCTCTACCTCTGCCGCAATGATGGTCCTGCTGCCTACATCGGGCACGACAGAATCGATGCTGAGGGTTACGTTCTCTCCAATCAGTTTGGTATGTTCAAACTGGTCAATCGTGAGGTCTTTTCCTATCACAATTTCAACAGCGGGCGCTTTCAGTGTGCCAGTTGAATAGGTGGCACAGACCCCGTTGTGGGGTGCCCCTGATGCCCTACAATACTTTCAGTTCAAACGAAACGCCTCAGATGAAAGTTTACGCTGTGATCGGTGGTTGGAATTATGAAGGTGAGTCCTTTGATTCCATGCGCCTGTTTGACTGCTACTCCACCGCTGAAAAGTATCAGAATCAACTGACGAATGATGAGGGTTTCGACTATGCTCTCCTGAAAATCCGTGAGGTGTGCATGGAATCCGCAATCCGTTGGGAGAATGATATCCTAGTCGCCGCTTGAATGATGGGAACGGCAGCGCCCTAAAGACTCCAGCAAACCTTACCCTTTCAAATCACAAATGACCCGCGATGTTCTTGTTTCGCTTCTGCGCCAAGGTTCTACCGGTAGCGAAATTCTCCAAATTCTTGACACTCTTGACAATGGGATGGTTTCTGACAGTGATTCTTCCTTTGCTGCTGAACCTACTCTAGACTCTATCGAATTCTGATCAATCTACTCTGAACCGATGATTACGACTTCCTTCGCTTACGGTGAGTCCTACGGTATCTCTGACCGCTGGGGATATGATGAGCGGGAGCATGATGATATCATGACTGCCGACGATTATGATCGCCGCGCTGCTGAGCGGGACGGTTGGACAAGTGTCACATGGGACGGGCGCTAACCCCCCTGGACCCCTTACAATATTCTCAGTTCAAACAACCCCACCACAATGGCACTCGACTACAACGGTTGGACAAACTACGAAACCTGGAATGTTGCTCTCTGGATTCAGAATGATGAATTCCTCTACAATACTGCCAAGGCATGTGTAGAGTATTGTGGAGAGAATGAAACCCCATTTGAGAAGTTTGTTCGCTGTATGACTGAGGGTATGATCGGTCGCCATCTGTTGCAAACTCCTGACGGTGTGAAATGGGATTCTGCCTGCATCAATGACCTGCAGATCAATGAGATGATGTCCGATCTCTGAACTGGCACACGGGGGGCGCTTCCTGCCCCCTGACCCTGTAGGATAACCTCAGTTCACAAGAACGCTCAATGATCCGCTCCAACGATCCCCTGACCCTTGCCGCTTCCTGCCCCTGTGGCGGGCATCCTTCCTGCCCCCGCTGTGGTTGGAGGGTGACGGTCTGATCTCTGGCACATGGGGGCAGCGATGCCCCCCGCCGACCCCCTACAATACTCTCAGTTCAAACGACACGACATGCGCTACGAAGTTCACGTTCCCTCCGCACCTTACGAAGGCGAATCGACTCATGATGAGGGTCGCGCATGGGATCTCTGCCTGGATCTCTCTGAGGAGTTTGGTTATGCTGAGGTTCGCCGCAACGGTGTCATCCTCGGTTCCTATTCCAACGGGCGCTGACCCCTACCTCCCCGAACACTTCATTATCATCACCATGAAAATCCTTGCCGTTTTTCTGACTGTTTGGGTCGGTTGCCAGTTTGCCGAACGTGCCGCCGCTACTGTATGGGAATGGCAGGAAGCGGAGGCGACTGAATACTGCCACCGTCAAGGCGGCACCGCTGCAGAGTGTGGCGACCTGCCTGGCACCGCTAAGACTGCCCCCTAGGACGGTTGGAGCACTGGCACCTCATACCCTAGGGGTGCCCGCCTTACCGACTAGGATTCTCTCAGTTCAAACGACACCGATGACCGCCGCCTGGAATCCCGACACTCTCACTGCCGTGACCCTGCCTGAGAGCAAGTGGAGCACCATCCGCACCGCGCTGATTTGCATCTCCTGTGATGAGAGCACTAAGGGCAACCACGATGACGCCGCCCACTGGTTGGCAGCATACAATGCCCTTACGGATGCGATGGGGCGCTGACCCCCCGCCGCCGTGCTACAATTCTCTCAACCGCAACGGACCCCGATGACCTTCCCTGAAATCCTCTGGAATTGCACCAACCCCGATAACGGGACGATCCGCTGGAGCACCGCCTGCCAGGCAGCAAAGGAGCACGGTTTGTGGGACGACTTCCGCACCGACTACGGCAGCGCCCCCTTCCGCGTCGACACGGGTGAGTTTCTGGAGTGGTTGGGGTATTGACCCCTGCCCCCTGACCCTGTAGGATACCAGCAGTTCACCCCCCCTTCCGATGCGCTTCCCGCTTGCCATGTGCTCCGATCTGCAGACCCGCCAGATCAAGTGGATCTCCCGCGCCGATCAACTGAAGAATGGTTCCCGCCCCTCCGCATACATCCACTGGGGTGTGCCCGCTACCGTGATCGCCGCACAGTATTCTGAGGCACACGCGGGGCGGGGTTGACCCCCCTCCCCCCCTGCTACAATTCTCTCAGTTCACACGACACCCCCTTCCCATGGCAAAGGCAATCGGCACCGTTCGCTCCACCGATAGCAACGGCAAAGGACAGGCGCTTCGCTGCAGCAGCGGCGGCGGTATGACGTTCACCCGCGCCCGTGGGTTGGGCGCCAGCATGGTGGCAGACCTTGACGGCGCCATCCGCACCGCTAAGGCACAACACCGTGCCGACCGCATCGCCGCCGCCCGTGATCGACTGGCAGACCGCGTCGGTCACTCTCACCTTGCCGTTCGCTTCTGAGGCAGCGGGGGCGCCCTGCCCCCTTCGTTCGTGATCTGCAGTTGCCCCGCCGCCCGCCGTCGCGTCGGCGCGGGGCGCGGTTTATAAAATCGATGGATCCCTTAAGCTATAAAGTGTTACACATGAGAGACTTTTATAACACTCAAAGTCAAAAAATTTTTCCTATATAAAAACATGATTTAACCCTTATTTTAAAAATATGAAAAAAAATTCCGGAGAGGAAACGGCGCCCATACAAGTTGATCCAATAACTGGTGAGTATTATATAAGTCTGCCCGAGTGGATGATTAATGACCTTTCGTGGTATGAAGACACCGAAATATCAATAGAGTTCGATGGTAGCGAGATCATACTTCGTGAGAAAGATACATAGTTGATATGAACCTTTGAATTTTGGAAGATCTGAGAAAAAATCTCATTTTTTCCATATTGACAAAGCACTATATAATAAGGTATGATACTGAAGTAATTACAATCTATTATGGCTAAAGGATTTACTGTTAAAGCAAAAACTCCACCCAAGGCAACAGAAGAAGAATTTGATTATGACAAAGCCCGTGAAATGGTTCGCGGAAAATCAGTCGTTTTCTGTCTTCCTGGAAGAGGAGTCTCATACACCTATCTGAAGAGTTTCGTTCAACTCTGTTTTGATCTTGTGCAGAACGGTGCAAGTATTCAAATCTCACAGGATTACTCTTCCATGGTAAATTTTGCACGTTGCAAGTGCCTCGGTGCAAATGTTCTGCGCGGTCCCGATCAAATTCCCTGGGACGGAAAACTCAATTATGATTGGCAACTATGGATTGATTCGGATATTGTATTCAATACCGAAAAATTCTATCAACTTGTTCTGATGGATCAGGATATTGCCGCTGGATGGTATGCAACAGAAGACGGTCACACCACATCCGTTGCCCACTGGCTTGAAGAAGATGATTTCAGAAACAACGGTGGCGTTATGAATCACGAAACCGTCGAATCAATCTCCAAGCGCAAGAAGCCCTTTACCGTTGATTATACTGGTTTCGGATGGTTGCTCATCAAGCACGGTGTATTTGAACACCCAGAAATGAAGTATCCCTGGTTTGCTCCGAAGATGCAAGTCTTTGAAAGTGGTGAAGTTCAAGATATGTGTGGAGAAGATGTGAGTTTCTGTTTAGATGCAAAGGACGCAGGATTTGAGATCTGGTGCGATCCACGTATTAGAGTCGGTCACGAAAAAACAAGAATCATTTGATGGATAACAGTTCAAACACAGAAAAATACAACATCCTACATAAAGGACAAAGAATTCATCAAGATCTTGAAAGAGATGAATTCTTTGATATAATGGAGGACCTTGCACAGCAATTTTATAAAAACGGTTCTCCAAACCCTTCTGAAATACAAACTGAAATCATAGAGGACAATTAATTATGGCAAAATCTGCAAAAAATGGGTCTTATGTGCCCGGGGCTCCTAAGAAAACTCGTCAGGGTAGGGGGAATGGAACCAAGTATGCCGCTTCATCTCGCAATGGTGCCGCAAAGAAATATAGAGGACAAGGAAAGTAATGCTCTCAGAGTCTGATTCTGATAAAATTCTAAACTGGATTAGAAAAATATCAACAATTAGACCTGAACTGGGTGGATTTTCTATCTGCCCCTTTGCCTCGTTATCAACAAATAAGATAATAAAGTGTTCTGTCGATGACATTGAACCCATTTCTGGGTTTGATGTCATCATTTTTATTGTCGAGGACTACCTGGACGTTGATGAATTAGAGTCTTGGGTTGAATTTTACTCAAAAATGTATAAAAAATATGATTTTTTTGTCGATTCTTACAAAAATCCTAACTACATTGATGAAATTCAAACTAGTAATGATGACTATAATTTAATTTTGTGCCAACCGATTGAGAAATTAAAGAAATTTAGGAAAAAATTAGCAAAAACCGATTACTACTCACATTGGGACGAAGAATATTTGCAAAAAATACTCAAAGATGATCTTCATATCGTAAAAAATAAGGGAAAATCGGGATAGAAACCCCGTAAAAAGTTCTGTTTTGACACAAAAGAGGAAAAACAGATGGCAACTAACCCAAATCCAGATAGAGATCAAGATTACATGTATGAAATGTGGGGAACTAAGAAATTAGTTACCGATTATTCTTGCAATTTCACTAAAAAAATCATAAAAACAGAGCACAATTTCACAGAACAATCAAATTTACATCAAAAAATAAGAAATGATGATGATTATGATGATTGGGAATACGGAACAGAACCAATATATGGTTCTCGCTGGAAGTAGATATAAATATAGGAAGAAAAATACCCCCAATATGAATAAAAATGGAGACTCAAAGAGTATCCAGACCATTTAAGGACATTAGTTTATCATTTGAACCACATCCAGTAACAAAAGATGTCCCTATTTTGAGAAATGAAAATGCAATTACTAGGTCTGTTCGCAATTTAGTTCAAATTATCAGAGGTGAAGTGTTCTTTAATGCAGATAAAGGGACAAACATCCAAAATACTCTCTTTGAGTTTGTTGATATTGCTTCTGCATCATCAGTTCAATCTGAAATAGAGACAACTTTGGCAAAATATGAGCCAAGAATAGAAAATGTAGAGGTTTTTGTTGATCCAATAGAAACTACTAATGAATTTAACGTTACAGTCTCTTATGATATTATTGGGCAAGAATTTCCAACACAACAATTTTCATTTCTCTTAGAAGTAACAAGGTAGTAATATGCCCTTTACTAAATTTACTAATCTAGATTTTGATCAAATCAAAACATCGATTAAAGATTATCTTAGATCCAACTCCAATTTCACTGATTTTGATTTTGAAGGATCTAACTTATCGATTTTGATCGATACTCTAGCGTATAATACTTATATTACTGCCTTTAACTCAAATATGATTGTAAACGAGTCTTTTTTAGACTCGGCATCTATTAGAGAAAATGTTGTTTCTCTTGCAAGGAACATAGGTTATGTTCCTAAGTCTAGAAGAGCGGCAAAAGCAACAATCAACCTATCAGTTGATATTGGTAATGTATTAACAACACCAACACCACCACATGTAACCCTCACATTATCACCTGGACTTGTATGTGTTGGGTCAAAAGGGGGAACATCGTATATTTTTTCAATATCAGAATCAATAACAGCAACCGTAGAGAATGTTAATAACCGTTGGGTTGCAAGTTTTAATGAAATATCGGTATATCAAGGAACATTTCTAACAAAACAATTTATCGTTAATGGATCAATAGATCAAAGATTCATTTTAGACAACTCCTTTATTGATACTACAACCCTTGTTGTAACAGTTAAGGGTCCTTCGGAAGTTGGTAGTGGAAGAGAATATAGATTAATTGATAATATTCTTAATATCAATGATATCTCGGAAACTTATCTTCTACAAGAAGTTCAGGATGAAAAATATGAACTTTTATTTGGTGATGGAATTTTTGGTAAAAAATTAGAAAATAATACTATTATAAATGCATCGTATATAGTTACTGAAGGGATAGAAGGTAACGGACCATCTTCTTTTTCATATGCAGGAAATGTTGTCAGTCCAAACGGAACAACTGTAATACCAACATCCGTTACTGTAACAACAGTATCATCTGCACAAATGGGCGCAGATATAGAACCAATAGATTCTATAAAGTATTTTGCTCCAAGACTTTACTCATCGCAGTATAGAGCTGTTACTGCTAAAGATTATGAGTCTATCATCCAGCAGATATATCCAAATACAGAATCTGTTTCTGTTATTGGGGGTGAAGAAATGGATCCTCCACAATATGGAAATGTAATTATTATAATTAAACCAAGAAATGCAACTTTTATTCCAGAATTCGACAAGAGAAATATTTTAAAGAATTTGAAAAAATATTCTCTAACTGGCATCAACCAACAAATTTTAGATCCTAAAATTCTATATGTTGAGATTGATTCTTCAATCTATTACAATACCTCACAAATATTAAATGTAAATGATCTTAGGGGTAGAGTAACTAATACACTACTAGATTATAGCACTTCTCTTGATCTCAATAAATTTGGGGGAAGATTTAAGTATAGTAAATTGAATCAAATTATTGATAGTGTTGATAATGCAATAACATCAAACATTACTAAAGTTATAATGAGAAGAAACTTAAATGCCGTATTAAATTCCTATACTCAATATGAAATATGCTTTGGTAATAAGTTTCATATTAATGAAAAGGGATATAATATCAAGAGCACTGCGTTTAAGATATCTGGAGAGACAGATTATGTTTATCTAACCGACATACCAAATAAAGATTCTCTTGGAAATCTGGACGGTAGTGGTAAAGGTGTCATATCTGTGGTTAAACAATTTGGTGAAAGTGCCAATTTCCGAGTTATTGTAAAATCTGCAGGAACGGTTAACTATACTAATGGCGAGATACTTTTATCTACAATAGAAATAACGGAAACTGCTCTACCTAATAATATAATTGAAATACAAGCAACTCCAGAATCTAATGACATTATAGCTTTGAAGGACTTGTATTTGTATTTTGATGTTTCAAAGAGTAAGATAAATATGGTTAGAGATACTATTACTTCAGGCGAAAATATTTCTGGAATAGGTTTTGAGGTTACTTCAAGTTATCTAAACGGAGAATTAAAGAGGGTATAATATGATAGCAACTGGTTTTGAGACTAGAATTAAGGTACAGGAAGTTATTGAAAATCAACTTCCATCATTTGTAGTTTCAGAGTTTCCAAAAACTTCCGAATTTTTAAAACAATATTATAAGTCACAGGAGTATCCTGGGGGAACTGTTGATATTGTAGAAAATCTGGATCAGTATTTAAAGTTAGATAACTTGACGCCAGATGTAATATCTGGAATATCAACATTAACCGCAAGTATAACGTCCACAGATACGGATATTTTTGTCACAAGCACAAAAGGATATCCAGCACAGAATGGTCTAATTAAAATTGATAATGAGATTATTACTTACTCCGGAATAACAACTAATTCTTTCACTGGTTGTGTGAGAGGATTTAGTGGAGTAACAGAATATAATAACGATGGTGAATTAATTTTCAATACTTCTGAAGCGTCTTCTCATACTAGTGGTGTAAAAATTACTAATCTGAGTGTTTTATTTTTAAAGGAATTTTATAAAAAAATAAAATTCCTATTAACTCCTGGATTAGAAAATCTAGACTTTGCACCTGAATTAAATGTAAATACATTTATTAAGCAGGCAAAAGATTTTTATCAGTCTAAAGGAACCGACGAATCTTTTAGAATACTATTTAATGTATTATATGATGTAACACCAGAGATTGTTGATTTAGAAAAATTTGTATTAAAACCATCATATTCAGAATATAGAAGAAATGAGATTGTTGTTGCAGATGTAATATCTGGCAATCCACTGAATTTAGTTGGTCAAACACTGATAAAGAAGGAAGATCCTGCAACAACAGCGGGTGTTTCTGACGTTGAAATTGTCAGAGAAGGTTTAGAGCAATATTTTAAATTATTTTTATATGTTGGTTTTACTGATGAAACTAGTATTTCTGGTAACTTTGGAATAACACCATCAACTAAGGTTCTTGAAAAAGTTTCTATAGGATCCACAATAATTTCAGTAGATTCTACTATTGGATTTCCAGAATCAGGAACATTAATTTCTGGAATTAATACCGTAACTTATACAAATAAATCCCTCAATCAATTTTTTGGATGTGTTGGTATAGGAAGCACTATTTACACGGCGTCTGATATTAGAACAGATGATATCTATTATGGATATGAAGATGGTGATACTACTAAAAAAGTAGAATTGAGAATAACTGGAGTGCTATCAAACTATGTATCAGTTACTGATACTTCATTAGCTAGTGAAGGTGAAAAGATCTATGTCAAAAATATTGGAGACATTATAAGTAGGTCTTCTTTATCTAATAAACCATTTAAGGAAATATTTGCCAATTCTTGGGTATATAACACATCTACAAGATATGAGGTAGAATCTATAACTGGTTCTTCACCAATATTCAGTTTAACTTTATATACTGAAACGGATAGATCTAGTCTAAAAATCGGAGATATAGTCGATATTGTATCAACAGGAACTCAGAATATAGTATTTGAAAATGCAATAGTTCAAAACATATCACAATTAAATAAAAAATTAGTAACTCTAAATGCTTCAGGTTTCACTCCGATTAATGGATATCATTATGATATAAGAAGAAAAATTAGAAAGGCAAATAGTTCATCTAATTCAGAACTATTTGGATCTTTTGGTAATAATACGGTAATATCCGATGTTTTAAATGTTTATAATGAGAAAGATCAAAATTATTACGTTGCATCAAATTCTTTACCATCATATTCTTTAAGTGTTTCTTTTGCTTCAACATCTTTAAATGCTCCAACTACTCCCATAACAATCCAGGGACAAAATCCAGAAACATTAAAGTATGCAATAATTTCTTTCCCAGAAGAAGTACCATTTGTTACTGGTGATGCGGTTTATTATACGTATGATAATGATCCATTGGTTGGATTGGAGGAGGGTGTTTATTATGTTGAGGTTTTAACTCCAAAAAACAAAGTTAAAATTTATAACGCAAAGTCATTTATTCTAGCAAATGAACCTTTAGAGTTTGATATACCAACAAATAATGGAAAGCACACTTTTTCATTACTTTCACAAAAAGATATATCAATTTCACCACAAAAACTTTTAAAGAAGTTT